TGGTTATTCAGAGAAGGTAGCTAAACAGAAGGGTTATTTGCTCAAAGAGCAGTTTGCTCGAGAGATTGAGGAAAAGACCAAGAAGATGCTCCAGGACTGTGTACCCGGAGCTTTGGCACAACTACAGAACCTCTCCAGTACGGCTATTAGCGAAGCCGTGAGATTGGGAGCTGTAAAGGACATCTTAGATAGAGCTGGTTACAAGCCTGTAGAGAGAGTGGATCAGACCATCTCCCACGCTGAGAAGTCTAATGAGGAGCTTATGAGGGAGCTCCAAGCTCTCACTGGCTCTACGGAGACTATACCCGAACTGGTGAACTGATGGCTTCTAAGCCTTACGAGCGTTTTCACCCCGGAGAAGCTAGAGGACTGCTAGACCCTACTTGGCCCGGAGTTACCGAAAGGAGCGTTCAGGAGACATGGCGTAGAAACCTTGCCTCTTTCAATGAGAGGCAGCGTGAGAAGAGAAGAGAGGCAGTTTACGGCAGGGAGCCAAAGGGGTTATTGGATACGTCCGCTTTCTACGCTGAGACTGGGTTACAGCCAGAAAGTATGGTGGGTCCGATGGCGGGTGTTACCAAGCTATACAGCATGCCCTTTAGATCATCAAAAGTGCGGGACCTCTTAAAGCAGCCCACTAGCTACAATAGGGAAGATATAAGGCAATTAGCAGAAGAAGTTATCAGCCCCGGAGGTCTTACAGGTATATCCGATAAAATAGTCCATACCAAGAAAATATTAAACTTGAGGGCAGATGGCACAATGAGCCCCTTGTTCCACGAAACAAATAGAAGGTTCAAGGAGGGTGTTTGGGAGCCGTTTACCGCAACACTAAAGCATCCCACAAAACAGGGGCGATCTTCTGCCAACTTAGCGTTTAGACCCGCTTTCTACGGTGGCCCTAAAACACCTCAGTTAAAGATGGGTTACTCTAGTAACCAATATAGGGTGAAGAGGGATGTTGCTTTTCGCAACTGGACAAAAATTAAGCGGCCTAAAAATCAAGGTGGCGGTTGGTACATGGCGGCAGAAATGATGATCCTGCCTAGAAGATTAGGGGATTTAGCAGAAGAGCTAATGGCCCGTTTCAAAGCCATGCAGAGGGCAAAGAAGAAATAATGGTAAAGAAGCGTAAAGGGCTTCTTCCAGTAGAGCCAGAAGGGTTATTCAATATAGACAGGAAGCTATCCCCTGTAGAACAACTGGCAGATACAGAGTTTAGAGTCCAATTAAATCCTCAAAGCAAGGAATACGATGAGGAAGGCGTCTTTGTAGGTGACTACTCGGTAGCTAGATACTCCGATATGTACCGAAACCCCTCTAAGTACACTGGGGTGGCTGTTAGCAGGCCGGGAGCGAACGTCTCTGTCCGAGCAGTCCACATTGATACTCCAACCCAGCTCTCTGACACGATGCCACGTCGCTACGGCTTAAAGCCCGGACAGCTTTTACGGAGGGATAAAAGCTACCAGATATCCGGGACAATGGGCGGGACGCAGCTCCCTGAAGAAGTAATGAACCATGAGGCTTTCCATGATGCGGCTGGTAGTGCAATCAAATCGGAGTTTATGAATAAGGATTACCAGAAAAAATACAACGTATTAAGCAACTCATTTGTGGCTGGACTGGGTATTTCGCTTGCTGAAGCACTTGCGTACCACCATACCCGTACCTACTCTAAGAATCCTGAAGCGCTGGGCCAAGCTACTCGGTGGCTCGATAAAGCAGAGCGAACGGCGGATAATCTGATGGAGGACACAGACCCTACTAAGTACAGATTTACACAAGGAGGTAAGACTACTTTCACCCTCACCAAAAAAGAGATAGGGAGCATGTACAAAGAAATCCTAATAGGGCGGCTACCACAATTCTACGCCGCTATTGAAGACGCAGCCAAGAAAAGACACAAAGCGCTGGGATATAAGTAATGCCTATACAAAGATGCACTCTAAAGAACGGGAACAAAGGATGGAAATACGGGAAAGTCGGAAAATGCTATGCAAGTAAGTCCGCAGCCAAGCGCCAAGGCGCAGCAATCAAGATTAGTCAGAAGCGAGCTGGAAAAAGCGGTAGGCATAGCTAAAGAATTAAGACAAAGAGAAAGATACAACAGGATAGATGCTTATGATCCCTATCCTTACCAACTAGCCTTCCACGGAACAGGCTCTCTAGCTAATCAGAGGCTCCTAATGGCTGCTAACCGCATAGGCAAGAGTTATTGCGGCAGTATGGAGATGTCCTACCATCTAACTGGGTTATACCCTGAATGGTGGAACGGGAGAAGGTTCAGACAGCCTATTGTGGGATGGGCTGGTGGTGTTTCTAACGAAACGACCAGAGATATTGTCCAATTCGAACTATTGGGCTCCCCAGATGACCCGGAAGCGTTTGGTTCCGGTACTATACCGAAAAAGCACATAATAAAGACCGAACGGAAGCCCGGAGTCCCTAACGCCAAATCAGTAGTGCTGGTAAGGCACGTTAGCGGTGGGAGCTCGTCTTTATTCTTCAAAGCCTATGAAATGGGTGTTGAGAAGTGGCAGGGACGTTCAGTCGATTGTATATGGCTAGACGAGGAGCCAAGCAGGGATATCTATTCCCAAGCTGTAACGAGAACCCTTGATAGGAAGGGTCTGGTTTACATGACCTTCACCCCAGAGAACGGGATGACAGAGACGGTTGCTTCTTTTATGAACAACCTCAAACCAGGACAGTCCCTGAATAACGCCACATGGGACGATGCTTCTGAGAAAGTCCTATCTATGAAGGGAGCAAGAGGTCATCTCAACGAAGCGGTTATGGAACAGATTTTATCTTCCTACTCTCCGCACGAAAGAGAGATGCGTAGGTACGGAAGACCCTCTATAGGGAGTGGTTTAGTCTTCCCTATAAGTGAAGAGAAGTTAATGATAGACCCCATTACTATTCCAGGCCACTGGCCTAGGATATGTGGAATAGATTTTGGATTCGATCACCCGACAGCATGTGTATGGCTTGCATGGGATCGAGACGAGGATGAGTACTATGTATATGACTGTTACAGGCAAGCAAAGGCTTCTCCCGCGATTCATGCAGGCATTATGCGGACTAGACCGCACTTTATCCCCATTGCTTGGCCCCATGACGGCAATAGACGAGATTCTATGGGTAATCCCGGGCTGGCTGACCAGTATAGGAGCCTAGGGTGCAATATGCTCCCTTTCCACTTTGAAAATCCACCCGCTTTAGGTGAAAAGAAGGGAGGAAACTCCATAGAAGAGGGGATCATGGCTCTTCTGCAGAAGATGGAGTCTGACAAGTTCCACGTATTCTCTACTTTAGGGGACTGGTGGGAAGAGTTCAGGATGTACCATCGCAAGGAGGGGAAAATAGTACCTCTACGAGATGACTTAATGAGCGCCACACGATATGGCGCAATGTCAATGAGATTTGCTGTGTCTGGGGAAGACCCGACATGGACTAACGACTTAGAGTACAGGAATTATGGGATTATTTAATGGCTGACAAATATACCGAAGAGGAACTGGTAGCTCGAATACAGGAGGAAATAACCGACTCTTTAGGCTATGGGGACGAGATTTCCCAGCAGAGAGAGCGGGCTATGGAGTATTACTACGGCCTTCCCTTCGGAAATGAGGTAGAGGGGAGGAGTCAATTCATAGATTCCACAGTTCAGGACACCATAGAGTGGATAAAACCCTCTTTAATGCGTGTTTTTGCTGCTGGGGACGATATGGTTAAATTCACACCCCACGGCCCTGAAGACGTACCTATGGCTGAGCAGGCTTCAGATTACGTCAATTACGTGTTCACTAAGGACAATCCGGGCTTTGAAATACTGTATTCCTGGTTTACCGACGCTTTATTGTCTAAAAACGGCATTATAAAGGTCTGGTGGGATGAGACTGAAGAGTCTACGAGGGAAGAATACTACGATCTAACGGATATAGAGGTTGAATCTATCATCTCTGATGACGACGTAGATGTCGTCCAGCACACCGAAGAAGAGCGCGAAGTAGAATCGGACATAGGACAGGTTGTTGAGACAAGGCACGATCTTGTCATTAAGCGAAAGGAAAGGAATGGCAAGATCAAGATAGAGAATGTTCCTCCTTCCGAGTTCCTGATTTCTCGAGAAGCTAAATCTATCCCACAGGCAAGATTCGTTTGTCATCGAGTAAGAAAGACCTTATCCGAGTTAAGGG